ACACGGGATTCCAGTTCTCCAACGGCTCGCGGGCTTCTGCCTACGGGATCATGGGGCAGATCGACGGCGACTCGCTGGCGATCGCTTCGCTCGAGGAGGTGGACGACATGCCGGAAGACCGGCTGCTGTCGCGCTTTCTGCCGATGCTGGGCGCGTCGGAGCGGCTGGGGGTGGATGTGAAGATCGAGCCGGAGATCCGCGTGTCCGGCGTGTTCAAGGGCGCGGACGTGATGCAGGCGCTGATCGATTCCGGGCGCTACCACGTGCTGCCGACGGTTGACGTGTACCTGGGGCAGGAGCTGGGCATCGTCGGCGCCGACTGGGTGGCGGACATGCGGGCGCAGCAGACCGAGGGCGAGTGGATCCGGCAGTTTCTGTGCCTGAACATCGCCAGCCAGAACTGGATATGGGAGAAGCACGTCAAGAAGGCGCGCTCGGTAGGGTTGGCGGCCGGGCTGGAGATAGCGGGCCCGCTGCCGGGTATGCGGTACCGGCGGCGCGGGCTGATTTCCTTCGGGTACGACCACCTCGGCCACGGCGAAAGCCTGCACGCCTCGCGCTCGGCGCTGGTGGTGTCTGAGCTGGTGGGCAACTTCGTCACCTTCCCCTTCGTGCGCACCTGGCCTGCGGGCACCGACGAAAAAACCATCCAGCGAGACCTTGTGGCGCTGTGGGAGTACTTCAACCCAGACTACGCCATGGGCGACGCCTACGGCATCGGCCTGCTGACTTCGGTGAACGACGATCTGTTCCGGCTGGGCCTGGTGGACATCGACCGCATGTCGATCGGCGACGGGCAGAGCACGCAGAGCACCTGGCACCAGTGGGCGTTCGCCCCGATCCGCTTCCAGGGCATGACCAAGCACGCGATGGCATCGCAGCTGCGCAGCGCCTTCCACGGCGGGCGGGCTGCGCTGCCTTATTTTGACGACGACGACTCCACAGCGAAGGATTGGATCGACTTCGCGCGGCAATTGGCGAACATCAAGGAAGAAAAGACCAAGGCCGACTATTCCTCGTTCAAGATGGCCGATTCGAAGATCGGCGACGACCTGTTCGACGGCGCGATGGCGGCGGTGTGGGCGCTGGAGACGCGCGGGGCCGAGGACGTGGCGACGGTGATCGGCAGCCGGGTGCAGTCGCGGCAGCAGCTGCTGGGGATGGCGGCATGAGCGCGAACGAATACGCACGGCAGCGCGGGCGCGAGGCGCTGGACGTTCCCGCGCCTCAGTCCGCCCCGCTGAATGCCGCCGCCAAGCTGCCCCCTCTCAGCGCCGCCGCCCAGGCGCGCGTGCATGAAAACCGGGCTTTGGTGCATGAACACCTTCCCGAGGCCTTGCCCTTCATCAAGGAGCTGCACGAGCTGGGGATGATTCCAGGCTGGCGTGCGGTGGAGTCGGTGGAGGTGTTTCCCAATTCAAACCCCGAGGGCCAGCCATGAGCCTGCTAGAAAAAACCTTCAACGCGCTGGGCCGGCACGATACCGCGCTGCTGCGGGCGGCGACGCTGCCGAACGAATCCTCCGCGCAGCGCGGCACCAGCGAGCGCGGGCGGCGCGCCAACCCGGAAGACCAGGTCAAATACCTGTACCGGATGATGTGGGTGGACCCCGACCTGCGCGAGGCGATCCTCGACATCCGCGAGATGGACCGCACCGACGGGCGGGTGCGGCGCATCCATTCGCGCATCGCGCGCGACGTGGTCAAGGGCGGGCTGGTGATGCAGATCCCGGAGGGCAGCGAAAAGCTCGCCAGGCTGTGGGCCGACTTCCAGCGCCGGCTGCAGCTCAACCGGGTGGAAAAGCTCAAGTCAGACGCGCGCGGGCTGGTGATGGAGGGGAATCTGCCGATGCAGTGGGTGCTCGACGCCGGCCGCAACGTGGTGTCGGGCGTGCGCATGCCGTCCGAGACCATCCTGCCGAATGTCGACGTGAACGGCCGCTTCAAGGACGTGGCCAAGGCCTATACACAGGTGGACGTGAACACGGGCTCCGAGCTGGCCAGCTTCCCGCTGTGGCAACTGTTCGTGGCGCGCTTCGACCCCGACAACTTCGACGACCTGGGCAGCCTGGGCCGGCCATTCCTCGATGCCACCCGCACCACCTGGCGCAAGCTGGCGATGACCGAGGAAGACCTGGTCATCCGCCGCCGCACCCGCGCGCCGCTGCGCATGGCCCACGTGCTCAAGGGCGCCAGCGAGCCAGACCTGGAGACATACCGCGCCCAGGTGGAAAAGGACCAGGGCGAGATCACCACCGATTTCTACATGAACCGCGACGGCAGCGTGTCCGCCGTGCAGGGCGACGCCAACCTGGACCAGAACAAGGACATCGTCCACCTGCTCGACACCTTCTTTGCCGGTTCGCCGCTGCCCAAGGGCATGATGGGCTACACCGACGGCATGGCGCGCGACATCCTGGAAGACCTGAAGCGCGACTACTACGACGAGGTCGACGTGCTGCAGGATACCCTGTCCTTCGCCTACGAGCAGGGCTTCCGCCTGGAGTTGCTGCTGAAAGGCATCAACCCGGACGACTTCGACTTCACCATCACCTTCGCCGAGCGCCGCACCGAAACGCCGAACCAGACCGCCGACCGTGGGCTCAAGCTGCGGGCGCTGGGCTTTCCGGATGGCATGGTGTGGGAGGAGCTGGGTTACGACGCCAGCTACGTGCGCAAGCGCAAGGACTGGGAGGCGAAGAACTTCGACCCCTACCCGGAACCGGACAAGATCGGCATGCCGGGCGGCGCCAAGGTCAGCATCACCCCAGGCAACGGCCGCAAGGGCGAGAGCGGCACCAGCATCAGCAACGGCAGCTAGCCCATGAGCGTCATCGTCACCGCCGACATCGCCGCGCTCAGCGCCGACAGCCTGCTGACTGCAGACGGCTTCATCGGCCCGCTGGAATGGACGGACGACGCGCCGGCCGCGGTCGACTGGCCGGCGCCTGATGCCGCCGCGCTGGAGTGGCCATGAGCACCGCCGCCACCCGCGCCGCCATCAAGCGCGCCACGCTGGCCGCGCAGCGCGACATGGAGCGCCTGGATTCCGCTTCACTGAAGCGGCTGAAGGAGGTGTACCAGGATGCGCTGGAGGATATCCAGGCGCGCATCCGCACCCACGCCGGCAGCGACGACAACCTGGCGCTGCAGGAGCTGCGGAGCCTGCTGGTGCAGGTGAACGCGCGGCTGGATACGCTGTCCCGCGCGCGCGACGAGCTGCTCGACGCCCAGCTCGGCGAGGCGGCGGGGCTGGGCGTGCGGCCGTTCTCGGCGGCTGCCGGCGTGGCGCTGCCGTCGATCGATGCCGCCGCCGCGATGCGGATCAACGACGAGGCTGTGCGCTTCGTCAAAAGCTTCATCGCCGAAGACGGACTGCAGCTTTCCGACCGGCTGTGGCGGCTGGACCGCCATGCGCGCGAGGCGGTCACCGGCGCCATCGAGCAGGCGGTGATCCAGGGCCACGGCGCGGTGCAGGCCGCGCGCGATTTTCTCGCCCGAGGCGAGCCGGTACCGGGCGAGATCGCCGCCAAGATGAACGCGGCCAACGCCGGCAGGATCGGCAAGACGGCGGCCGACGCGCTCACCGGGCAAGGTTCGCCGATGGACAACGCCATGCGGCTGTTCCGCACCGAGATCAACCGTGCCCACGGCGAGGCCTACATCAACGGCGCGCTCGACCATCCGGACGCCGCCGGCGTGCGCTTCCTGCTGTCGCCCGCGCACCCCAAGCCGGACATCTGCGACCTGCACGCCGCCGCCAACCTGCACGGGCTGGGACGCGGCGTGTATCCGTCGCGCGAGAAATGCCCGTGGCCGGCGCACCCGAACACACTCTCCTTCGTGGAAGTGGTGTTCAAGGACGAGGTGAGCGAGGAAGACCGCGCCGGCAAGGAAACCCCGATGCAGGCGCTCGACCGGCTGAGTCCGGCGGTGCAGCGCGGCGTGCTGGGGGCGCACAAGCACGAGGCGTACAAGGAAGGGAAGCTCGGGCAGGGGATGATTCGGTCGAAATGGTCGGCGGTGCAGCGCCGCATCGCGCGCGCCTGATTCGTCCGCTCCGGAACAGGCCCCGCTGCGGCGGGTTTTTTTATTTCGACTCCTGAACAAACGCCCCCCGTGAAAGCGCTTGCGCTTGTGCCGAAACTCCAGCACAACCGCACATGGGTAACCCGGTTCCTCCTCAATCGGGTGTCTCTCTCCCTTGACGTGCCTGTGTCGCGGCCCTTTTTCACGTAAGGCGACCATGCGGCGCACGCGA